GCCTGCGCTCCCTCTCCTCCGCGTCAAAAACCTTGGAGTTGGTAATAAACGTGGCCTGCTCCACCAGCATCTTCTGCAGCTCGTCGAACTCGGCCTTCACCNTCTCCTTGTCGAACATCTGCTCTGTCAGGAGGAGGTCGATGCCCTCCTTTCCGAATAGCTCGATCTCCTCTTTGAGGCCCCTGATGCCCTGCTGCATCGACTCGTAGGCCTGCCTCCACTTCTTGATCAGTCTGTCCAGCGCGGCCACCTGGCGGTCGAGTGCGTTGGTAGCGCCCCCTGTCTTCTTCCTGTTCTCCTCAAGCATGCCGAGGGCCTTCTTATACGCATCGCCCAACGCCTTTAGTTCATCCGACAGCGTCTTCTGGGAAGCCGCTGCCTTGTCTGTTGCCGCAGATACTCCCAACGTCCGGTCGCCCAGTCGCGCCAAACGGTCATAGGCAGCGCCAAAGTCAAACAACCCCTCAAGGTTGTACAGCTCCGCTGTTTGTCCCAACACCCGTTCGAGGTCTTCAATCTTCCCAATTTCAAGGCCAACAAGGGCGGCGACATCCTTGATCATCCCGATGAACTGGCTTCCCCCCTCGATGAACGCTCCAATCACCTTTCCAAACATCTCCCCCCAGAAGACAAAAAGCCCAACCGAGGCCATTACCGCCTTGCTGAGCCCCCCCGACCACTCACTCCAGTCCCCGGCAGCAACCATCTCTCGAAGCTGCAGCTTGGTGGCAATGATCACGGGAAGGAACTCGTTTGCGATCTCTAACTTTGCGCCCCGAATCGCAAACTCAAGATCAACGGTGGAGTCGTGATACAGCTCAGATACATTTAGGAGGTCGGTGCCCATGACGGCACCAAGATCCTTGGCAACCTCCAGATACTCGGCTAGCCCCTCGGATCCGTTGGCCATGAGGTTGGCCATCTCGGTGCCCGCACGCCCAAGCAGAAGCATGGAAGCGCCGGTTCGCTCCGCCGATGGGCCCATGGACGCAAAGCGATCCGAAAGGTCGGAAAAGACATCGAAACTGTCTCGGAGGGTCCCGTCCTGCTTTTTCAGCGTGATGTCTAGGGCAGCAAACGTCTCCTTGATCTGCCTAGAGCCGTTCTGCGCGTCGAGCATGACGCGACCCAGCTTCTTGAGGCCATGTGCAATAGCAGTGATTGAGACGCCTGATCGCTCAGCGGCAAACTCCAACCCCTGGTACTGCTCCGCAGTGATTCCCACCATCCGCCCCTGCTTGGCGATGGTGTTCCCCAGTTCCCCGATGGCTGTGGTTGACGAGATGGCAATGTTGGCAACCCTGTCAAGCGCACTCCTGAACAGGTTCGCCGCAGTTGTGATCCCCACAAATGCGAGGGTGCCCTTGACCATGGAGGAGGTAATGGTCTTGCCGGACTTCTTGGTTTTCTTTCCGGTCTCTTTGGCCTCAATCCCCACGTCTTTTAGGGCCTTGATCGCGTCCTTTGCGTCCCCCTTGACTCTGAGTGTGAGTGCCATTGTCTAACCCCGTCTTTTTGCGCGTTCTGTCGCGCGCTCTGTGCGGTAAGCGCGCACAAGTGCAGCTTCCGACTCGATAATCCCGATGGCGTCAAGAATACGCGAGGGCTGCTCTGCGAGCGACCCCGGATTCGGGAGCCCACCGAACACGCTCCACGCATGCCAGTAGTTGATGGCTCCCCACATCCACTCTTCGCACGCATCCATTGGGCAGCGATCTAGCCTGCGGTCTGCGGCACCAACTCCGGGGGGTCGGCNCTTTGGCATCAGAACAGGGGTGCGGAACCGGGATCTGCCCGCCTCATCGGGATCCCCGTCGCGNCATCGAGTCCCCTTGCAGGAGCCCCAGAGCTTGCAGCCGTTCCATCCCTGCTCCGCGAAGTAGTCTGCCTGGTCGGGCAGGATCTCGTTTCGGGCCACGTACTGGTAGGCAGCCCTTAGTCTTTTCCCTCTTCCGCACTCACCGATCCCTCTTGGACGATGTGACGAACCAGATCGGCAGCCGGACCCTCCAGGGTGACGAGCGCATCCACCAGGGTCTCGGGAGAGGGGGACTCTCCGTCGATTGTGAGTTCTCGGCATCCCGTAACCAGATCCAGCAGCATCTCGCGCTGGAAGTTGATCAGCGAGCGCATCGCCTCGGCGTGCGACTCCACAAGCTCCTCTATCTGCTCCTCGGAGAGGCCCTCTGGGTCCTCCACGAGGGCTGCCCCACCCTGGACCTTCCCTATTGCTTTCTGAAGGCGTAGAGAGACTTCTAGGTGCTTTGCGCGCCAACCCTGGGTCATGGGTCGNTAGAGGATGTAGGCTTTTTCGCCCTCTTCGTCCGTCAGTTCGTACTCTCGGACGTTCCATTTGTTCAATTCCACGGTGGTGCTCCCGTGTTTGGGGTTATGGCGTTAGCCGATCATGATGTAAATCTCGTCCTCGCTGGAAGTGCCGAGGGCTCTGCCGGTGAGGCCAATAGTCACCTCGTCGGCACCCCGATCCATGTCGGGCTCCTCCATGTAGAAGTTGGGAAGCTCGATGCCAAAGACTGCGCCCTCGCTCTCTCCCTGCTGCGCGTGAACCGACACAGAGGTGCGAGCGCGGGCCTCCATGGCGCGAACCATGGTGGAGTCGTAAAAGCTCCACCCGTCCATGGTGGCGGTGACGTTGCGCTTGCCGCCAACGTACCCATCCACAACGTACGTGCTTCCCATGACGTTCTCCCGGTAGACGATTCCTTGGTCAATCTCGACCGAGACCGTTCCCGCCTGAAGCACTGCGCCAGCCACGAGTAGCTGCCCCGAGGTCGCCGGAATCGGGGTGCCGGCGTAGGTGCCCGAGGGCTGGTAGGGATAGAACTGTGACCCGTCAGCGTGGGTTGCAGCGCCGCCCCCAAGTCCCGTACTTCCACGGGTCGCAACGGTAACAGTGTTCCCACTGACCCCCGTCACCCTGAAGACCTCGCTATCGATCTGGTAATAGAAAGGAAGGGACGAAGACGTGTCTGCTGGCAGCGCCGTCCCGTCCGTTACGGTAAACGTCGTGTCCGAGGTGTTGAGGGTGCCGCCATGGTTCAGCGTAGTCTGCACCATCCGGTTGTCCTGTCGGCCCGTTCCGCTAACCGTCATCCGAGCCGCCTCGTCGCCCCCCATCGAAACGGACTGGCTACCACTCACTGCGCCGACAATCCGGTCGGCACTGTTGTTGTTGAATGCCCAGAGCGTCACGGAATCGGGGGTGGTGTCCTTGGNGTCCTTGGGCTTGTAGATGATTGCCGAAAGGATGTTGGCCCCAGAGGCGGGCGTGTTCTGCAGGGCTGGAGAGACGGTGAAGCTGGTCATTGCGCTCAGATCCGTGATGCGACGGATCTCGTAAGCGCCCGTAGCAAGCCCCGTTTCAAAAATCGCAGCGTCACCCACGGTCCAGTTGGTTGTGTCCGCAGTGGTGATCACGGTGGTGGTTCCGCCCGTGGCAGTGGTTGCGTCTCCGCCCCCCACCGTTTCCTGCCATCCCCCGTAGGTGAGGATGTCTGCCCAGTCAGGCGCAGTTCCCCGGGCGGTGAGATAGGCGTAGCACTCCAGGCTGAACTCGGCGGTTCGCTTCTGGTCGATGATCCCCAGCTCACTGGACGTGCCCCGCTTGTCCTCAAATGTGGCAAAGGGGCTCTTTCCGTTGACCGACGCGGTAAGCACGCGAAGCGCATCGGCGGCAACCGGGTAGTCCGTTGCGGCAGACTTGAAGGTGGTCTGCGGATCCACAAAGACCACAAGGTCTCTTCCGATATCAGTTGAGGGGCCGGTCATCTTAGTAATCCTCCTGCAAACGAACCATGTAGCTCGTACGCAACATCATGTTGGGGGTGCTGGCCTGGATTTCGGGGTCAAATTCCAGGGCGTGCGCGTCAATCGTACACCGAATGACCCGACCTGTTGCCGCTGTTCCGCCGTTGGACAGGGTCCACCCCTGCTTGCCAGTCGGCGTGCGACGAAGAAAGATTTTGGTCAACGCATCCCGGTAGCGGCAAACCGCTAGCCCGACGTCTGCCTCGGCTCCGTCCACGTTGAGATCCAACACCGTGAGGCGCGTCTCCAAAGAGAGGTTGATCATCCGAGAGTTGGCCTCTTGCTCTGCCGTGTCCGACAGATAGAGGGTGGTGAGGCTAGGGAAGCTGCGCGCCTGTACCCCCTTGGGGTAGTAGGTGGCGAACTCGGCCACATCGGGGAGGTTGTCGGTGGTAATTGACAGCACTGTCCGCATCGTGGCCAATTCTGCGTTCAGACCGTAGGTTGCCGCCTGCAGGAACTCGTCCATGGCCTCGACAGCCGCCTCTGCACCGTAATAGGCCACACTACTTCCAGCCCTTGCGGATCATGGCCCGCACGGTCCTGTGATAGAGCCCGTACGCAGACTTCCCTACCTTGAGACCCTCTTCGCTCAAAAGATCGTCCACGTTAGCGAGCTTGCGTTGCATGACGATGTACGCCTGAAGGATCTGAGAGATGGCGTAGGCAAAGGAGGACCGATCTACAAAGGATGGCCTAAACCGAATGAGGGGCCTGCTGGGCAGCACATGGCCGCGACCAAGCGCCCAAACAGTGGCCCCCTGATCGTTGGCCTTGGCGTAGACCGGGAGCCTGGTCTTCTTGCCCTTGCGGTAGGGCTCTTTGGAGGTAACCCGGGCGCGCGGATTGATGCCCACAACCAGCGAGTTCTTGCCCACCTTTTCAAGTGAACCCGGGGCCCCCTTCCTCGTAAGTGCGCCGTGTAACACCCCACTGCGCTGGAGGATGGGTTGCCCCGGGTATCTGCGGGCTTTCCACCCGTCGTATCCCCCTTTTTTGCCCTTGTTCGAGAGGGCAGCCCACCGTGGGCCGGTCTGATTGCCCTCCGTTGCGAACTGCCGCTTCTCGTGGGAACGGAACAGCTTGGCGACATCGCGGAGGGGGACCTCCCAGTTGTCGATCTCTTTGGCCCAGTCCTCAAACGCAATCTGAACCGTCGCCATGCTGGGCGAGAACTCAAAGCTGAAGAAACTGGATACGCTTCCCCTTGGCTCTGCCATCAGATGTCTTCGCAGTCATTGAAGGCAGGGGGGCAAGCGTAGGGCCTGTCGCCGGTTCCGGGGTTGTAGTCGAAGTTGGGGTCGCTGTCCTGGGTCCAATGGCTCTTGGCGAAGATGGAGGGACCTGCAAGCGACCCTGCCGCGCCGTTAGCCAAGAGGAAGACCCGCTTCTCCCACACCTGTCGCAGCATCTCTCTGCCACGCTCAATCAACTCGTCTGCAGTGGCCTTGCCGTCCGCACCGATAGACCCCTTGGCCAGAAGGATGAACCCGCTAGAGATGAACATCTCGGCGGTCTGAGCCCACGACTCGGCAACGCTAGATGCGGTGAAGCTGTCCGAAACGCCCGCACTCAGGAACGCAAGACGCACCTCGTTGTACGCCTTGTTCCAAATGACAGTGCCCTGCGTGGATGTCGGAGTGGTGGTTGCCGAGAGCGTCCCTAGCTGGGGAGCCATTGAGGTCGCTGTGGCGATGTCTGCGTTATAGGCCACGGCACCTCTCCCTACTCAGCGGCGTCTTTCTTTGCCTTCTTCTTCGCTGGGGGCTTCCGAGCGACCTCTGTGGCCATCCGCTTGCGAAGCATCCGAACCGCATCGTCCTCGCCCACCTCGATCTCGGTACCGGCGGCAAGCCTTTCGCCACCCAGCTCAACGTCACATCGCAAGATGAGTTTCATGCTCTCCCAAGCTCCTGAATGCGCTCTCTGATTGCAGACCGACCACCGCTTCGGTTGTCAGCGGCCAGCATCTCGCGAAGAAGGCCCTCGTCGTCAATCTCCGCCAACACGTCCCGAATGGACCGAAGGGGGACACTGCGGATGGACGAGGGATCCGGGCCATCTTGGGAAGAGGCAGGCTCCGCTGCAGGAGCCTGCTGACCATCGACCAGGACCAGGACCCCGACGGAGCAGAGCGCTTCTGCTGCCACTCCGTCGGGGGCGACTGAACCTGCGGAGTAACGAACCCCGCTGTGAATCAACTCCTGGCCTTCGGCTACCTTGTAGGTTGGCATGAGGGGTGTTCCTCCAATCCCTAGGCGTGGCTTAGGACGCCCATGGTTTCCCAGGACGAGCCGTCGCAGACGAAAATGCCCCACTTGCCCTGACCCAGGGTCTCCTTGGTGGAGGCTGCGTCGTCCCTGACAACGAGGTTCTCGGCACCGCCGGCGGTGTTCTTGATCAGGAAGAAGAGGCCAAGGCTGGCCTCCTCCGCCGGAAGGTCCACGTTGCGGTGTGAGCCGTCAGGGTCCAGTGCTTGGAATTGTGCATCCTGGGGAACGAGGGTCTTCGTACCCGCTAGGGTCTCGATGTTATGCCCGGCCCGAAGCCGGAGGCCGTTCACCGGATTGACCGCGACCCCTTGGGGGATCAGAGTTTCTGCCATGACTTCCTCCTAGCTAACCGCTGTGCTGTAGAGGTAGCCCAGCTCAGTGGTCGGCGCTGCGAACTGATCGTTCCACAGCATGTCGATTTGCTCGACGTAGGGAGTGGGCTCCCACCGACGAACCGCACCGTCTGTGCTGCCCTTCATGCGCCACCGCTGCAAGCA